TGGCGTGGGAAGCAGAGCTTCCACCACCGCCACCACCGCCCCCGGCGGGCGAGCCATTAGGGCTTAATGAATCGCTGTCTTGATTATTAGTGGAACTTGATGAGCCGGTAGAACCAACATTAGGACTTTCTTCCTTTGGCTTGTGCTTATAAGTACAAACGACGGAAAACTTGCCTTTAGCTGTCGAAATCTGCCTAATGCCATCTTCTTGACACTCTCCACCTGAGTTATATTCTGACTTTTTCATCTTAGATATATTTACAGTTTTAAATTGCCAATCTTTGTTTTCTCCACCCCATAAGTCATGATTAAAGTACCCAAAGCACTGGCCCTGAAAACTATATTGTTTTTCAAATCCGATACCTTGGATAGATTCCCCCCACTGGTTCCTGAAAACAGAAAAAAAACTTCGACACAAAGAAGATGGATTATCAGATATAAGAGTTCGTGACGGATCATGAATAGAGTAGATAGTGTTATAGTCATTTTCGCCATCCTCTCCACCACCGCCAAAACTTCCACCACCGCCTGAGCTACCGCCACCACCTGAGCTACCGCCACCGCCTGAGCTACCGCCACCGCCTGAGCTACCACCACCTCCAGAGCTACCACCACCGCCCGAGCTACCACCACCGCCCGAGCTACCACCACCGCCCGAGCTACCACCACCGCCCGAGTTACCACCACCGCCACCAGTTCCTGAATTTTTATTTTTTTCCTTTTCCTCTTCCTCTTTCCGTCTTTGCTGTTCTTTCTTTACCTGAATTTCTCTCAGTAACCGTTGATATTCATTCTCATCTTCCAACGCTTTCTTTAACTTTTCTTTTTCAACTCCAAGCTTTTTTGCGTTTTCTTCGACATCCTTATCTCCCATACTGATTTTTTTTTCCCCTGAATTTTTTGGGGCAACATCTTCAATATCAAAAACTTGCATTTCTTGCTTTGGCCCTTTTGAACCTTGATATTCGGTTCGATATAGGCACTGATCTAAAACGCAAGCAACTTTTGTGATTGTCGTTATATGAGTGATTCCAGTTTTTTTATCCAAAATGCCTATTTGTTTCGGCTCCCATAAACTTGTCATATCATTCAATCTTTTGTCAGTACGAAAACCCCACGTTACATCTCCAACTTTTGCAGTTTCTGCAAAAGATCGAACCGGAAACAAAAAAGCGACCGCCAATAAAACGACCGCTGAAAAATTCATTTTCATAAATAATCCTTTAAAACTAATACTTTAACAAGTAAATCAGCGATAAAACCGCGAAAAACCCCATCAAAAAAGGAAAATCAACTACCATCATGCACCCCGATTACTGATATAAATATAGCTACCAACCTAAAACAAAACATCAATACAAAAATCGTTAAAAAGAAAGTAGCAACTTATGAACCATAGCCGATTTGTTCCAAAATCGAACACTCAGGAAAATTTAAAACTATCTTTTCAGAACCAACAAACCAGTCTTTGCCTTGCTTTCAAGGGACTATCAAGTAACCCTCCGAATTCAAAACGGGGACAATCATTGACCATCAGAAACACCCGAAGAACTTATAAAACGAGCTACGATCCTGAAGAAAAAAATAATTACAAAGACTAAAACAAAAGGCGTAGCTATTTTTGAACCATATGAGAACTGATCTAAAATCGAACACTCAGGAAAATTTAAAACAATCTTCTCTGAACCGACAAACCAGTCTTTACCTTGCTTTCGAGGGGCTATCAAATAGCCCTCCGAATGCAAAACGGGGACAATCTGAGATACGACATAATCAGTCGCAATTTCGCTTGACTGAAAACATTGCAATCCGACACGCGCACCCATATTGCCCCCTTTAACTATTTACCGCCCATGAAGCTGGTAACGAGGCGGAAAGCCTTCATTACAACATACACCGACAGCAAAGCCATACCAACAGAGGTTACAACAGGAACGGCTTTTGCAATTTCAGTGGCCATTGTTGTACCAATATCTGCAATGCCTTCAGCATGTACAGGAGCTGACAAACCCAACATGGAAGAAGTAATGGCAAGACCAATGGCAATTTTTTGTTTCAAATTTTTCATAAAAAACACCTTTTAGTAAATTAAACCCCATTTTCAAAGGCAAACGGGCAGCCCAAAAACTATTTAGCTACCTTTTCAGGATCATTCTTTGCCGCACGAACCGGAATTAAATCAACAATCACGTTTTGAACACGGTTACCATTCGTCTGAACTTCAATATCAATTTCAGCTTCAAATGGAATCGGGATACCATTAAATTTTTCAAAGTTTTCCGACGTTCCAAATTTCAACGGCTCAGTAGCAGAACCTCTCATATCGGGACTGTCTCGAGCAAATGGAAATTCAACATAGACCGTCGTTGAATCGTATGGTTTTCCAGTGTCTTTCATAACGCCTTTAGAACGTTTTAAGCCTTGTACTTTTGCGAACATTTTCATATCAATTACCTTCCTGCCTTATTAGGCTTTTGGACTAAAAATACACATCAAGCGACCATCTTTTTCACTGTGATATGCAAAACAATTTAAATTAAGTGCATGTTTAATTCCCAAATGAATCATATAGTCAAATTCATCTTTATCTTTGTCAGTTACGTATTTAAATTCAGCAAATTGGCTCACTGACAAACAAATCAAAACACGCCTTAAAACATAAAAATCATGCGATTCGTCATCAACTAAAATACATGGATAGATCTTCCAATTACACTCAACGCCTTTAATCATTTTCCAACCCCTGAAGAACCATTCCATACTCGTCCATCAAATCCAATTCAATAGAACCTTCGTATTCGTCATGAATAAACTGCATATAATGACGTCTTGCATTCAATGCATACTCAACCGAATAAGAGGCAGGATTCACACGCTCAGGCAATGCGCCGTCTTTACGCCTTAGACGCTCAACAATCTCTTCAGGCGACATACCCAACTGAATCATCATATTTACTGCACGACCAGCTTGGCATGCGGCGACTTCCTGAACCCTATCAATGGAAACTTGCAATCTTTTTTCAGACGACAAATAACGATTAGCTGAACCAAAATCCTGCAAACGCTCACAAATTGGAAAAGAACCGCCCCAAAATTGACCCGGATTAAGCAATATATCGAGCGGGATCAGACAGTTTTTGCCCATAAACTGGAGTTCAAATCTTGTCCAAAACATTCCCGATGTATCTCCCTGTTCCTTTGCCTTATCATAGATTCGACAATAACAAGAAGAATTTTTAGACCCTACACCGAGTGTCTTTCCGTTATGGGTTCCATTCAGCCAATCAGATCCAATTTGCGCCACCAGCGGACGCTTACCCCGCTTGTCAAATTCGCCATTCTGATAAGATGCCCACGCAGTATCAGGGCTTATTTCTTCGCTATAAAAATCTTTTGCTACGTCACAACGCGTTATGCGTGGACTGTATGCGTGTTCATTCAGAAAACGATATAAACGCTGTTCCCATCCGTCTTTAGCAGCCGTACACCCTTTACCTGTCAATTCAATCAGAATCGTGGCATTCTGACCGCCGATGTATGCCTGACCGTATAAAACACCCTCAACCGACATTTCCCATCTTTCGTCATAAAAACGACCTTTGCCGACGGGAGCAGGGGAACTAATACCAAATCCAAAAATCCATTCAGCAATCTCAGACCAGTTTTTCATCACGTCAAAATCGGTTAAAGGTGATGGGATTCCCATCGCAAGCAATTCAGGCGCGAAGCCGACAACCGATTTTTCATTGAATGTAAAGCTCAAGGTATCAATGAAAGCAGTGTTTCCAAGCCCGCGACGAAGCGGGATTACTTTTAAATTTCCATCAAAATCTATTACTGCCGTTTCATAACGTTCATATTCCTGATTTAAAACAACAGCTTCAGAATATTCTGACGTTGATTCGCCCGAAGTTTTCAA